GCTCAAGGGCCAGTTCGCAGAACAGCGCAGCGGACAGTCGGTCGTGACGGTCATCACGCCGCGCAACGGCGCTGCCCCGGCAGTCAGCGTGTTTGAGGATGTGCAGGAAGGCGCGGACTTCCTGACGTACAAGCGCAGAAAGGCTGGGTTGTGATCGACCTTCTGTGGTATTATACCTTCCGGTACGGAAAACGCATGGGCGTTACGCAATGAGCATTGTCCTTGGCCCCCGGTCTATCGCCCGTTTGCAGGACGTGCATCCTGACCTAGTGCGCGTTGTCCGCCGCGCTGCTGCCATGTCTAGTCTGGACTTCACTGTGCTGGAGGGGCTGCGAACGCTACCTAGGCAGAAGCAGTTGCTGGCGCAGGGTGCGACCCGCACGCTGAACTCTCGGCACCTGACTGGCCACGCTGTCGATCTGGCGCCAATGATCGGCGGCACCGTGTCGTGGGATTGGCCGCTGTATAACCGTCTGGCCAAGATCGTGAAGGCGGCAGCGGCGCACGAAAAAGTCCCGATTGTCTGGGGCGGCGACTGGCGGACTTTCAAGGACGGCCCACATTGGGAATTACCGTGGAAGCAATACCCCAAAGGAGAATGACATGAAGTTTGTTTCTTGGCTTGTGAACCGGCTCAAAGAGCCTAGCACCTACGCCGGCGTCGCCAGCCTCGCGCTGGCGCTGGGCCTGACGGACGTGCAGTGGGAAGCCATCTCGGCAGCGGTTGCCGGTCTGGCTGGGCTTGCCGCCGTGTTCCTGATGGAAAAGCCTGAGGCGTGATCAAACTCCTGACGCTCTTGCTGTCGCTGCTTGACCGGGTGTTTACCGATTTCGGAAACGCCAAGCTGCGGGCGCAAGGGCGTCAGGATGCACAGGAGCAACTTGATGCGAATGTTGCCAAGGCTGAAGCCGCTATGGACGCTGACGATCCCGCTCGTCTTGACCGGCTGCGTGACAGGTTCGACCGCGCTCGTCGGTGATTACTGCCGCATCGCCAAGCCGATCAGCTACGACAGCAAGACGGACACCGCTGAAACGGTGAAGGCAATTGAGACGCACAACTCTACGTGGGTGTGTCTGTGTGAATCAGACTGTCCCGCCAGCACTGCAAATACCAAATAGCCTTGCCGATCTCCTGCACCGTGGCGTCCTTATGCCCGGCGCGGCTCATGTACTTCAGCGCGTTCCCACGGCAGTAGCCGGCGAACTCCTCTGGCGACAGCTTGGCCTGGAGGTAGTCAATCGTCTCAATACCGCCGACCTTATAGTGGTCGGGATTAACTGCGTCCGTCATGCGCCCAGCCTCGCCATCAGTTCGGCGCGCTCCCGCGCGTTACGCAGCATGGCGTACCGCTGGTGCAGGCGGCGCACGATCCCGATGCGGCGGCGCGTCGCCATCTCGTCGTCCAGCAGGCGCTTGACCTCGGCTTCCGACATGGACGTGAGCGTGGCGGCCAGCGACCGCCAATCAACCTTGTTCATTCTTCAACTCCTTCATCGCTATGTCTGACACGGCACGCTTTTCGTGAAGGGCCGCCCAGATGCGTTCGTCAATCGTTTTTTCGGTCAGCATCACGTAGACCCACACCGCATGGCGCTGCCCACCGCGGTGCAGGCGTCCGACTGTCTGCTCGTACAACTCCAGCGACCACGGCAGCGACACGAACACCATGTGGCAGCCGCCGTGCTGAAGGTTCAGGCCGTGGCCTGCGGACTTCGGATGCACCAGCAGCAGTTCGACCTTGCCGGCGTTCCACCGCTCAATCACGTCCTTGTCCTCTATGGTCTGGGCGTGCGGGAAACGCCGGCGCAGTTCGGCCAGTTCCTCTTGGTAGTTGTACACCACGATGGTGTTGGCGCGCTGGTTCTCATCCAGCAGTTCCTCCAGCCGGTCAAACTTGTGGCTGCTGAACCAATGCACCGGCAGCGGCCCCTCGCGGTTGTAGACGAACCCCGACGCCATCTGTTGCAGCTTGGTCGTCACCGACGCGGCGTTCTGGGCGATGACGCGGTCGTCGCCGAACTTGACGACGTAGTCGCGCTTCATCTTCTCATACGGCCCGCGATCCGCAAGCTGAACCCGCGTCTCAACGACATGGCACGGCGGCAGCTTGTCCTTGTAGTCGCCTGGGTCAAGCACGAACGTCGCCGGCTTGATCCGTTCCATCACCTGTTCCAGCGCGCCGGGTGCCGGCGTCCACTGACCAAACTCGCGGTTGACGCAGTGGAAGTACTGCTGGAGGAACGCGCCCTTGGCGCGGCCCAGCAAGCCTTGGTCAATGATCTTGCACTGGCCAAACACATCCTCAAGGCCGTTCGACGTGAACGAGCCTGTCAATCCCCACCGTATCGCCATCGTAGACATAAGTTTCTCCAGTGTTTTGAACCGCTTCCCGCTGGGGTTCTTCAGCCGCGTCAGTTCGTCGAACACGACGCCGTCAAAACCTGACAAATCCTCTAGCTTATCAAGGTTGTCGTAGTTGATCACGACCACAGGCGCGGCGCTGGCCAACGCCGCTTTACGCTGCGCCGGGGTGCCGACCGCCAGCGCCGGCGTGATGTTAGACCACTTCGGGGCTTCGACCGGCCACACGTCCGTGCAGACGCGCTTGGGGGCAACCACCAGCCACCGCTTGACCAAGCCGTCGTTCAGCATCGCCTGCATGGCTGTCAGCGTGATCGCGGTCTTGCCAGCGCCCACCGGCGCCAAGATCATCGCCCGGTCGCGCTCGTACAGGAAGTCGGCGGCGTCGTCCTGGTAGGGGCGCAGTCTCACGGCGCGCAGTCCATCACAGCCGCTACGAACTGCGTTGCCGTTTCAGCGTCAAGGCCGTTTCCGTAGGCGCGCAGTCGTCCCACGCGGCTGGCAGCCGCATCAGCCAGCGGGAATGTGCCGGGTTCAACCGGCCTCCACTTGTCATCCCGGCAGTAGAGCCAGTCAGCAGCGTCCCGTCCCAGCATAGGCGCATGGGGCCGGTCGTCGCCATTTCCGCCAGCCCCCGCACAATCCCACCCATCAGCGGTTCGCCCTTCCGGTCGCCGCTTCTGCTGGACTGCCCGCCCGTCATGGTGTTCGGCGTCGGCCAGCCCGCTAACACTGCTCCGTGGTTCAGCGTAATATTCTTCGTTGCAAAGTTTTGAGATGGTTGGCGAACGCTGTCGTTGGTGGTCGGCGTCGGCCAGCCCGCCAGATAGGTCGCTGTTGATGGCAGATCGTCCAGCCGTCCCTTCCTCGCAATTTCCGCTTCGCAGCCTTCCGCCGTCCTCGACCCCTTGTCGCCGTCCGTCGAGCGGGGTGTTGGCCAGCCCGCTAGTTCCACTGCGTTCGGCAGTTCCGACACTTTGTGCGCGGCTTTGCCCGCCCGTCCTCTGGCGTCCGCTGCCAACGGTGTCGGCCACCCCCGTGAAATAAAGTCGCTGCCGGATGTGCGCGCCGCCGAACCCCGCAGCGCACAAATCTGCCGCCCCAAAGGCGTAGCCCGCGCTTTCCATGTCAGTTGATACAAGATCGAGCCAATCGAGCGCGCTTGCAACCTGTTCGCCAAGGACGATTGCAGGGTGGCACTGGCGGATGAGATTGAACCAGGTGGGCCAGAGATGGCGCTCGTCAGCGAAGCCTTCCTGCTTGCCTGCGGCGCTAAACGGCTGGCAAGGGCAACTGCCCGTCCAGACGGGCCGGTCGTCGGCCCATCCGGCTTGGCGCAGGGCGTGGCCCCAGACGCCGATTCCTGCGAAGAAGTGACACTGGTCGAAACCAAGAAGGTCATCAGGTTGAATTTCTGTGATACTGCGCTCATCAACTTCACCTTTCGCCAAGTGTCCTGCCGCGATCAGGTTCCTGAGCCATTGCGCGGCGTATGGGTCTATCTCATTGTAGTATACTGTCATTTTATTTTCCTTTCCCAATCGTCCACGTCCTCTTTCGACCACAGCAATGCGTAATTCTGGTTCATCTCGGCCATGTTTTCGGCAAATATCTCTTGCAGCGGCGACAGCCGCCCGCCGGGCTTCTTCATTTCCACGAACCACGTCTGGCCGTTCGGCAGGCAGGCGATGCGGTCAGCCACGCCCCGCTGCGTCACGCTGCGGAACTTGTAACTGTACCCGCCCAGCGCCTTCACGCGCTTCACGAAGTAGGCTTCGATCTCTTTCTCGGTCATGGCGCTATCCTATGGGTGCAAACATTCTGTTGCAAGGGCCAAGCAAAAAGAAACCCCCGGCGCAGTGAGGCACGCCGGGGGTTTCCGTCATCAACCGCGCTGGTTTGGGGTGCGCTGTTGATGAATCCCTACCACCTTCGCCCCGGTGGTATCAATGTTTTCTACCATCCGGCGAAGGTCGGATTTGGTATGAACTCTGGCAATCTCCGGGGCTGCGAAGATATGCCGCTTGGTGTGGAAGTCAGCCGACCCCAGACGCCCGCAGTCCGTCCAACCGGCTTCCTTGAAGGCGTGCAGCAGTGCAGCCTGCGGCACTTTGACACCCGCAGGAACCTTACCCTCTGTGACCAAAAGATCACACAGCTTGTGGAACGGCCCGCCGACAACGCCCGACGCAAACGGCCCCACGCGCAGGCGCATCATATCGACCAAGTAGCTCTCGGCTACACTCATGCCCTGCTCGACCATGTTCAGCTTCCACTCGGTCACCGGCGGCGCAGCGGCAGCGCCGAACGCCGACACGTCGCGCAGATGCAACCAAGCCGCGATCTTCTCGTAGCCGCCGGCCTTGTACCAATCCCACAGCGCGTCTGCCTCTGGCTTGGTCATCCGCGGTGCGCGCGACCACACGCAGAACCAGCGGCGATCCTGCGTCGGCAGCGTGATCGGCAGCGGGTCGTTTGTGAACGCCACCACCTGAACCCGGTTCAGCATCTCGTAAGGGTGCAGGCCCTTGCGGTTGATCAGCAGCGTCTCTGGCGGCGCGGCGATGATCGGCTTGAGCTTGTTGGCCAACGCCCGGCGCTCCTTCGCCTCCGGTTCGCGCAGTTCGTTCAGGATCAGAACTTCAGCCTCCAGGTTGTACCCCCACTGGCTGTTGATCTCGCCCGTCTCAATGATCGACCGGTTGTGCTGGTGCTTGCCGCCGATGGCCCACAGGAACGGCGCCCACATGGTGTCCTTGCCGCTGCCTTCGTCGCCGCCGTGCAGCACCGCGTGGTTGATCTTCACGTTCGGGTGTTGAACCTTGTACGCCATCACGTCGAAGATATGCTCCAGTTCGGACGGCTCCTCGATCAGACTGCGGCAGTGATCCAGCCACGGCGCGATCTGCGCGTCACTGACTGACGCCGTGGCGCTCATGTCGGGGCGGGCATTGACCCAGCGGTTGCCGTAGACCAGCCCATCGCGCGCCACTAGCACCTCCTCGCCGGCGGCGTAGGTTATGCCGGTCAGCGCCTTCGCACCAAACTCCTGTCGGCGCTCGTCGTAGTAGACCGACGCGGCAACTTGCCGCTTGTTGTTGTGGATCGACCGGCAATCGACGTGGCGGAACAGCGCGTTGAACACCTGACGCGGCACTTCTTGGCGCGTCACCATGTCGAAATAGCTGTCGTCGGACTGCACGTAGGCGAACCGGTCGAACCACTCGGTCTTGGTCAGCCGCCCGGCCTCCTTGCGCTCCACCTCCTTGACGGTGATGGCGGCCTGATCCGGGAACGCTTCGGTTGGCGAGATTTTCTCGGCCATCAGCCTCATGCGTTCGGCGATCAGTTCGTCGCGCAGCCCTGGCGTCACGGTCGGGCCGCCGTTGTCCGACACCCACTTCAGGAACGTCGTGCTGGTGAGGTCTTGGCAGTGGCCGTGATAGCAGCAGTAGGAGCGATCCAGCGGCTTGTAGCGGCCCTCAATGCTGCCGTCCGAATGCGCGGCATGGTTGGGGCAGACGACGCCGCACCAGCCCTCGTTGTTGACCCGCGACAGCACCATGCTGTTGTCCGACAGCCACGCCAGCACGTTGTCTTGGCCGGTGTCGCGTATCTTGATGCTCTTGATCTCAGCGGTGTCCGATTCGGGCGGCACAACGCCCAGCGCCGCGCACACTTCGTCCAGCGTGTACTCGCGGTCACGGTGGAACTCGACCAGCCGCGCCTCGAAGTTGCCCCTGCCCCGCTTCAGGTTGACGCTGCCGGGGATGCGGCAGTTGCGGACGGCGTTGGTTGCGCCTGGGTCAGTGTAGCCCGCATCCGCAATGGCGGTGATGGCCGCGGTGAAGTCTGCCTTGGACGGCTGTTCGCTGAAGGCGTAGCCCCACTGGAACGACCCTTCGGACGTTTCCATAATCCACGTCGGAGCCAGCGGCGGCTCCTTGGACTTGGTGCCGATGTCGTCCAGCATCATGAACAGGACATACTCGACGTTCTCTGACTTGGCCGATGGCTTGCCATCCACGAAGCGGTCAACGATGAACGACCCGGTGTTGACGTACCATGCGTCGCCCGGCTTGATGTTGGCCTTGGCCGGCAGGAACGACGGGAAGGTCGCCTTCGGCGCCCCATCGCCGTGGTAGACCATCTCGCCGCCGACCAGCGTTGGCTTCTGCTTCAGCAGCAGCGCCGTCTCGCCCGTCTCGAACGCCAGCTTAGTGACGTATTCGATAAACTTGATGCGATCCTCACTCATCGCAGTACTCCTATTTTCCGTATCGTTGCATGATAGCCACTTCCGCGTTCAGCGGCAGGCCAGCGGCCCAGAGCGGCGGTGTACACATGATCTTGACCAGCGCGGCAGCGGCGTCCTCGGCGGTGCTGGCGTCTGTCTCCAGCACGATTTCGTCGTGGACGTGCAGCACTACGTCGAATCCTTCTTCCTCCAACCGCCGCAGCGCGTGCCGCAGCAGATCGTTGGCGATGGCCTGTGTGATGTTTTCGCAGGCCAGACCGCGCCACAGGCGGGCGCGGGGCCATTCCTTTGCGTCAGCGGCGGGCTTCCACGCCGCCTTGGCGTATGTGATGTTGCCCTCCTCATCGAAGCGGGCGAACGGGTAGCATAGCACACGGCCTGACGGCAGGGCATACCAAAGATGCTGCTTGTCGAACAAATATGTCACGCGCCCGGCGCTGATCTCTTTGCCTGGGTGGCGCATGGCGCCGGTGTACGCCCGCTCCAGCGCCGTCCAGTAGTTGACCGACCACGGGTTCGCCCGTCGCCAGCCGTCCACCATCTTGCGGCTGTCGCTCTCGGTCAGGATGACGTTGTAGATGCGGCCCATGCTGGCGAAGGCACCCACGCCGCCGGCAAAGCCGCAGGCCAACTCCTGCACCTTGCCGATCTGGCGCTGATCCTTGTCCACGTCGTCATAGCGGACGTGGAAGGTCGCTGCGGCGTTGTGCTTGTACACGTCCTCGCCGCGCGCGAAGATGCCCAACTTCTCGGCGCCGCTGTTGGTGTTCGACGCCCAGGGCGTCACCCGCGCCTCAATGGCGGCCCAATCGGCCACCACCAGCCGCTTGCCTTCAGGGGCCATCAGCGCCGGGCGCAGCATCCCCTTCAGCACGTCCGTGATCCGGCGTCCGAACTGCGGCACGATCTTGTGACCGCGCACCATCGCTTGCCGTGCTAGTGCAGGGTCTGCGGCACATCGCCGTGGGAAATTATGAACTTGCAGTCCAAATGATGAAGCGCGGCCTGTAGCACTACCTCCAGCGAATACGAACGCTCCTCTAACTCGTTGATCCTCATCGTCTGAGAGCGCAGCCGCGCGCGCAAACTTTGCAACTGACGACGCCCATAGGTCGTCTGCACATTGGATAACTTCAGCGACGATGGCCGGTACTTCATCGGGGTTTTCCTCTGCCAGAGCCAACAGATTGAAGCGGACGTTCTTGTCGATTGATAGCTTGGGTTCGCCGTCCTTGTAAACCGTCGCCAGCTTGAGCGCCTGCGGCCCGACGCGATCCAGCACCCACGCCCGCATCTTGGGGCTGCGGACGGACGTGATCTCGCCGCCGGTGGCCTCCTCGACCGTCTGCTGGATGTCGGTGGACTCGGCGTCGGCGTACTGCACGGCAGCCAGCGCCAGCGGGCGATCCAGCAGCACGCCGCGGTCGTTGATGCGCTCGTTGACGTGGTAGTCGCGCAACTCATCAGCAGACAACGCGCGCTGCGCCTGGGCGATGGCCCGCATGGCGCGCACGTCCTGCGCGCCGTACACCCTAAACTCACCAAACAGCGCGGGGTCGTTGTTAAACGGCGGGATGCAAATCTGCCGTATCAACTGCTTGCCCCTATGATCCTTCTTCATACTGGCGCCTACAAACCGGCCCACATCTTCCAGACTACCCGGCGCGCAGTTGGCGCGGGCCTGAGCGGCGGTGCAGTACCATTGTTCTAGCGCTGGCGTTGGCACACCAAAATCAGGGCAAACGACAAACTCAAATATGAGCCTATCAAACCCGGCGTTATGAAAGCGCATCTGGCCGCCGGCGCGAATGTGTTCTTTGACACGTTCTGGAAAAGGACGCCCGCAGGACGGCCACCATTCTTCAACTTCCTCATCGTCAAACGCCCAGTTGAACAGCAATAGCTGCGTGGAAGGGTGCTGGGCGTAGTTATACGCGCCAGCCACCGGCAGATTGCACTCACTGCGCGTTTCCGTGTCGCCCCACAAAATGCTCATTCTGCACCTTTGCGCTTCGTATGCCAGTGACGGTGTTCATACGTGTGGACACGATGGCAATTAGCACACAGCACATCACACTTTGCCATTTCAGCCCTAAGGCGATGCAAAGCGACCTTTGGGTCTTGGCTGATGTTAAAAAGTTTTTCGCCGCGGACGTGGTTAAAGTCTAACGCCGCTGCGTGCGCGTTATATCCGCATACAGCGCAGCCGCGCTCCATCTTTACTGCGTTTATGATTTCGCGGCGTTCAGCCTGAAACCGGCGTGTTCTGCCAATTTTGTTAGGTGAGTTCCGCTGGCAGCGAAGCGCGCAGTATTTCTGCCAAGGCCGCGCAGGCGTAAATTCCGCGCTACAGGTTATGCAAATGCTCATGGATGCCTCACTTCATCCGCTACTAGCCGGGACGGCCCAACCCGCCCCGGCGTTCGCTGCCCAGTTTACACGCGGCGCCGGCGGCGCGGTGCGTCTTCAGCCGGGGCTTCCGCTTCCTCGGCGTCTTCCTCCGCCGGGGCTGCGTCCATGCCCGACCACTTCACGATGTCGAACACCGGCGTGAAGATGCGGCCATAGCTCTTGTGCTGGTAGTGTTCCTTCTTGAGGCGCACCACCGGCACGGGCTTATCCTGATCCTTGTCCACCTGTTCAGCGATGGCCACAGCCAGACCCTGCACGGCGCGCTTACCGCCGACGCTGGTCACGCTGTAGCGAACGTGCAGCCCCTCGTCCTCGCCGTTCGTGCAGGCCAGCGTCATGCCGATCTGCATTTCCCAGCCGCGCTTGGCGGACGGGGGCGCGGGGTCAAGTTCCGGCAGCGGCTCAGAAACGCTGACCATCTTCTCGGCCAGCACTTCGCCATCGCCCCAGGCGATGTAGCCATGGACGAAGCTAAAAGGGTTGACGGCCCACAGGCTGTCATCCTCAACCTCGGTCTGATCGGCGCCGAACACCCAGTGGCCGGTCTTGTCCATCTTCAAGATGGCCATGCCGCCAGCACCAGCCGACGATTCGATGGAGCGCAGCGCGGACGCCAGCGACTTAACAGACGGCAGATTGGAGCCGCCAAACTTAGAGAGTTCATTCGACATGATTGTGTTCCCTTACTGGATTTTATATACGCCGCGTTCACTAATACCGCTTGCTTGGCAGTAGATGTGATACGCTATGGCACCCGACAGCTTTTGAAACACGTCGCGGTCGATGTCGGACACACTCTGTACAACCCCGGAAAGCACGGCGCACACAGCGTTGAAGGCATCGCTTAAACCTGTTTTCTCGTCATGTTCTATGATGTGCTGACAGATGATAGTGTCTAACTCATCCACCAATTTATTTAATCGGTAATAAGTTTCGTCGTCTGGGTCTGGATTAAATTCCATTGTCCTACCTTTCCTTACTGGATTTTAGCCATAGCCTTCTTGAGCGTATGGCCGATTTGCAACACCGCGGGCCGGGGGTCATTCCCCGGCGCCAAAGTGTTACCACTGGAGACGGCGACCACCAGGTCAGCCGGCAATTCGATCTTCATCTTCTTCAGTGCCTTGTCGGCCACCGCTGGCGTGATCGCCTTCGGTTCGCCCCAGGCTTCGACGCCCGCGCTCGACAGGAACGCCACAGCCTTGTCCTCATCAGCCCACTGGCGGGTTGCCCGCTTCGGCACCAGCTTCCAATCGCCCACCGGCTTGCCTTCGGTCAGCATCTGTTCCGCCAGCGCGCGCAAGCTAGAGATGAAGTCTTCCACCAGCGGCACCTGGTCCAGATAGTGCGCGATCTGATCCACCGGGACGGCGTCCAGCTTAGTCGCCAGCAGGCGATCCACAGCGCCGGTCATCACCGGGCAGACAGGCTTGGCAGCGCACCACTTGCAGTGGTCGCCGGCAGCCAGCGGGGCGTCAGGCTTCAACGCGCGCGTCACAGCCGCCTTCAGGTCAGCCTCGAAGGATTTGATGCGCTCTACCGTCGTCACCCACCGCTTGACGCTGGGCGGCTGCACGATGATCAGTTCGACCTCCTCCACGCCCTCGAACACCCACTTGGTGGCGTCCGTCCGCATCGCGGCGGCGGCGTAGAACATCAGTTGCGCGTTTTCTTCTGCCGCCACAGGAATGCCGTCACCAAACTTCCAATCCAGCACAACAGCGCGCCAGCCAATGCGGCCCAGAAAATCAGTACTACCAAAAACGTCAGGCAGATAATCCCCAAAACCCACCCGGCTTTCGACAGCATATTCCATCCTTCCCTCTGGATCGATCTCATCCAGCGCGGCCAGCGCCGGGCGCAACTTGCGCTCGATCAGGTCTTCATCCAGCGTGATGCCCTCATAGGTGCGCCCCAGAAAGGCTTCCGGCGGCTTGTTCTTGTCCAGCACGTCCGCGATGGTGTCATGCAGCAAGGTGCCTTCGTTGGCGTAGCTGCTGCTTGGCTGCGGTGGCATCTTGTCCACCAGCGCCACGCTGCCTGGGCAGGCGATCACGCGTTTGGCGGTTGATCCGCCGACGATCCTACTATGCTGCATTATCGTTTCCTTTGTTTGGGTGGGTTGTATGGCACGTCAAACTTTTGGGTGCAACCGGCGGTGTCAGGTTGGCGGCTGACTTGGCGTTACCGTTGGCGCGCGCCTGCTCGTACACGGGCCGACGGTGTTTCCGTAACGCCTCACTGAACCGGTACACGCTCCCCCAACCATAGTCGTGCGCCAGTTCGGTCAACGTCCGGTTGCTGATGTCACGATCAGCGGCTGGCAGCGTGGGCGCGGTGCCTGGCGGGCGTGGCGGATGGTTCGTGCGGCCCTTGGGCGCCGTCTCCTTGGCCATGCGCGCGTCAACAGACGCCACTTGCGACAGGTGGGCGCGTATGCGTTCGTTCGCGTATATGCGTTCCTTGCGCCCGTCATCGTACAGCCACCAGAACACGCGGTTATGGATGATAGCACGGCGGGCGGTCATGACAGCAGCCCCCGCGCCTCTACAGCGCGGCGTAGGTGGAGCGGTGCATAGCCCCAGCGCCGGGTGCAGTCGCCATACTCGCGGCACAGAGCCGTGATGCGCTCGTCTAAGGCGCGGGTGGCGATGTGCAGCCTGTCATGCTCTGCGATGGCCGCAGCGGCGTCCTGCAAGATGTCGCGCTCTAGGCGCGGTGGTGCGGTGGTGTTCATTTGTCATCCTCGATTAGTAGGGCCAGCGCCAACAGCGCCAGCGCGATCAAAAGCCCGGCCATGCTTAGGCGTCATCGCGGGCGGCTTGCATGGCGTCATACTGCCGCCACAGCTTGGCAATGTCGGCCTGGGCGTCTGCCAGCCGTTCGGCCAGCACAATAGCCAGTTCGTTATCGGAGTACTTGGCAGCATCCAACAGCGCCGCTGTGGGCATGGTGCGCCAATAGCTACGGTCATTCAGTTTCATGGTTCAAACCTCCCCTGTCAGTTGCTCAATGATGGCGGCAATGCGCCCATAGCCCTCGGCCAGTTGTTCCTTGCGGCGTTCGTCGCTGGCGCTGTCGCACCATTGCGCCTCGCTGTAGTGCGCTGCTTCCGCCTCGCGGTAGATGCGCGCGGCGTTGGCAGGGCCATGCGTGGCGATGGCCTGGGCGGCTATTTGTTGCGCTGTGTCTGTCATAGTGTCGTTTCCTTTCGTTTAGCGGCTGGCGTGTGGGAAGGCGGCGATGCGGAAGGCATCGTATGCGGCGATCTTGGCCGAGTGCAGATCAGAGAAATAGCCTTGTGAGGCGGCGGCGGAATAGCGATCAACGCCGGCGCGATCCAAAGCAGCTTGCCAATCGTTATCAGCCTGAATTGCAGCGTGATACAGCGTTTCGATGGTGTCTGTGGTCATGATAGTGTCCTTTCGTTTAGTTGATTGTGTGGTGTGGTGTGGTGTGGTGTCAGATGATGGCCAGCATGGCGATGCAGATGAACAGCGCCAGCATGGCAAGGGCGTCTGATTGCAACGGTGTCATGTCGTGTCCTTTCGTTTCGTGTGTGGTGGGCCGGCTTGCGCCGGCCCCGGTGCGGTTAGAAATTCCAAGGCGTGGCGCCGCGGGCAACCGCCAGCTTGCGCGCCTCGCGCTTGCCGGCGACGGCGACAGTGTCGAGCCAATCGCGGCGGCCGTTGGTGGTGACGGCGAAAGCCAGAGTGGGCTGCTTGCCGGTAGTGTAGTGCGCTTCGAGCATTTGCGTTTCCCTTCGTTGCTGTGTTGATGCGCCCATCATATCAACGTCGGCTAACCCTGCAACACATTTGTTTGCATACTTACGCATTTGTAATGTTAGCCTGGATTGTCACGTTAGGCGGCGTTTTGGGCTGTGTAATCCAAAAAACTGCCAAGGCTTTTTGCGCGGCAATCCAAGGGGATATGAGACTTCTGGGCTGTTTAGGTAGTGTTGATGTTATCAATTTAAAAAAAAAAAAATAAGTGTATTATATAGCTAATACGCTGTAACGCTGGCGCGAATGGTGGCGCTGCGCACCCATCCGTTCTGACCTGAACTGAAATTGCCATGACAATTTGACAATCCGCCTAACCGTTCCCCGCTTGTTCCGCTTTTCGCACCCTGATTGTCAGATTGTCACGCAAGCTTGCCCGTGATGTGCCAACCAAAAAACAAAACCTAAACCGCCAAGGCCAACATGTGACTGCGCAAGCTGGCGCGCCAGGCGATTGGAATTGTCATGCCCAGACCGCCCAGCCGGGGAAATGACCGCGCCGATCCGCTGCGACATGTAGCCGCAGGCTGTGGCTGGGAATGCTGGAGGGGGGGTGGGGGCCGGCGGGCGCGTGACTGTCACGGGCACCGTCCGCAAACAATTTTTTATTTTTTATTTTTTCGCAACACAGTTTAGTGCAGCCTTGCCCGCGCACCCCGCGTCATCTATTATGGCACCATGACCTTCTATTCCCTGCCGTTCGCACCCGAACGCCCAGAAGCCACCGAGGCGCGCTTGGAGGCAATCTACGAAGCCGCGCGCTATGGCCTGAAAGGTGACAGCCTGGCGTTGGCCGCCGGGCTAACGCCAAAGCAGTTCCGGCGCCTGTCTGAGTTTGACCCGCTGGTCGAGGTCGCGGAGATGAAGGGCCGCGCTGATGGCGAACTGTCCGCCGCCAAGACGATGTACAACGCCGCCGCCAACGGCGACGCCAGGGCTGCGCTCGACATCCTCAAGCACCAGCACGGCTGGGTCGCCAAGCAGCAGATCGACGTGAACATCGACCAGCAGATCAGCATCACCGGCGCACTAGAGCGGGCGCAGTCGCGCGTCATCGAGGGCCTGTACACCGAACTGACGCCGTTAAAGGACGACACCCACTATGCAGCAGCCAATCTACTCAGCGGCCGAGGAAATGGAATTGATGAGTCGGCTGTGGTCGCCGACGATCAAGGATGACCCGCTGGCGTTCGTGCTGCTGACCTACCCGTGGGGTGAGCCGGGTACGCCGCTA